TTTGACTCACTTACTGGAGCATCATGGTTGCTATTTCGCTTAGTAGCATTTACCAGTATCGGTTAGATTCGTTTCAGTTCACCACATCTATGGAACGATTTACATCGCATTTACTTGTGGTTTCCACTACTACACCCGACTTTGAAAGAACTTTTCGCTGATTGCGTTCCGCTAAAATACAAATAAATTTTATTCCACAAAATTATTTTTTAGGATAGCATATAGCACATTGAATATCAATGAGTTATGAAGTTGGTATAGGGCAAAAAAAATGCCCAAAAGGGCAAATTTCTGCTAATGATATTAGCAAAATACTACTAAGAAATTTAGTATGATAGTGTACTGGTAATGGTCTGGAACGCCGACTGTTAACGTATCGGAAGGAATTTTGCAGCAATAAATCCAACCAGTATAAGCACTAACCAGATTATAATAGTTAATCTTGTCTTGCTCTGGTTTTTATACTTCTTCCGTTCTGCATTCAAATCATCAATCAATTTATCCTTTGATTCTATTTTAATTTGTAATGCTTTCAGTTTAGCGGTATTCTCTTTCTCAATGGTTATGGTCTTAACTACTGGTGGGTTATTTTTTATTATGTATTTAATCTTCTCCCTTAATTCCAGACATATAGTATCATGTATTTCTAATGAATCAATTTCTGTAATGTATTCTTTTAGAATAGTAGTATCGTGTTCAACTATAACCATGGTATCAGTACCGATTGGATATTTATTAGCACAATAATTTGCAGCAACTTCTTCATTATTATTCAAATAATTTATTACCTTTTTCTGTGTTGTGCATGAGTATAAAAAAATCACAATGATAAAAAGATACTTCATTTATTTATAAATTTAGTTAAGGCATCAATAATTGTATCTGGTGCAAATAGAAATAGAGTTGCTACACCTATCCCGATGGTTGCATCACCCCAATTCAAATCTGCTACAAATACTGATGTGATAGATGCTATTAGTATTCCAATACCAATAGCAGTTGTCTTCCATTGTTTGATATTAGATAGTTTCATATTCTTTTTTTGCATCAAAACAAGGACATGCTTTATTCACTTTTGGAAATTGATAATGACCTTGTATTATAGGAAAGAATCTTTGCCTAACCATTATTTGTTTCCTCAAAGTATTTAATAGGTTTAGCATAGATTTCTTTTGTGCATCTGTTCTGTTGTCTATTGCCTTACCATTTTTATCTACACCACCGATATAGGATATATGTATTGAGTTAGCATTATATCCTGCAACACCATTAGTAGGTTGCTCAATGTCGCTTAATTGTGTAACCTTGCCATCTGCTTCAATAATATAGTGATAGCCAACACGCTTCCAACCTAAGTTGTTTTTCCAGTAATTTAATATGGATTGAATCTTAGTTGTCTGTGGTGTTGCGGTACAATGAACTGCTATGTAATCAATTCTTCTCATTTAATTCTTCATCTAATAGTTTACCTTTCTTCTTCTCATTCTTTATTTTATGTAAAAGATATATTCCAGATAATGAAGATAGTATCATGGTGAAACCTATATTTATTATTTCTATCTGCATGATGGATAAAAGATTTAGAGTAAATGACATGATTGTTGTCGGTACTCCAATATCGTCTAATTTGTCTTGTATCATTCTGTTTATGTTGTAGGGAATGTGCAATAATTAAATGGATATGGATTAACGAAACTTATTGTCATTGAAACACCAGTAGCAAAGTCATTAAACCTTTCTTGAAATGTCTCAATGCTTACATTATCTGAAATAGAAAAAGTATATGTATTGTCTAATTTTAATTTGCTCAAAATATCCATTGCTACTTGCAACTGGTCTGATTGAGATTGCAATCTATTACTCTTATCTTCCAGTAATAAATCTGCATATATTAATTGCAATTGGTATGTAATAGAGTTCTTTGATAATGTATGGTTTTGTTGCACAACCCACAATACTGGATAGTTTATTTCGCCACCATTATCTACATAGTCATAGATGTCACCCTCTCCGAATGTTCTTATCATTGGATGGCTTTGTGCTAATGTTTTTAACTGGTCTATGAGTTGTATTAAAGTCATTTTTTTTCTTTAAGTATTCAAGTAATTTTTTCTCATTCTTCTTATATGCCATACTTAAAATGGTTTTTTATATCTATTACCTTGATACCTTTCGGAATATGGTCTTGGGTCTTCATAATCACCACTACCTAAATATATTGCTGCTCTGTATTGGTTACTAACTGGATGAATAGTTGTAACATCAGAACCTGGGTTTAGGTATTCTGGGAATAATGTTGGATTAGCAATCAAATAATTAATGGCTCTCTCCGCATACCATTCTCCATAACCTTTATAGAATGCCATTACACTTGTCAATTCAGAAAAGTCTGGCTGTTGACTATTCTCGCTTGTTCTTTTTAGTACACCTTTATTTACATACTTAAATTGTAAACTCATAGGTATTTCACTCAATACATAATTGAACAATACATCAGTAAGATATTCATCTACTAATGTTTTGTAATCTGCATTTGCAGGATTTGTTTTGATTGTACCATCTTCAATAATATCCAGTATCTTATTATATAATGCACTACCACATATCGGATGGATATATCTATCTTGTATCATCTTAATTATACTACCTAAGAACTTTGTATCAATGTTCTGTGATGCAATAGTATAATCCTTAAAAGATGTTTCGCTAATTAAATATATATTCCTGCTCATATTATTTCTTTTTTACTACAACATTTCTTTGCCAAAAGTGTCTGCAATATGGTGTGGTTATTTCTGTATTTGGATTAGTATAGTAACCACCACACAATAAGAAAACTGAATAACCTAATTGCCTACTGATATCCTCAATTTCTTTTCTGGTAAAAAATAAATTTGATTTATATAACCTCTGGCATAATGGTCTGCTTCCGCTTTTAGCAGGTGGTACATTTGTTCTTAATTCGTATGAGTATAGTATTTCATATTGACTAATTGCAGGTAGTTTTTTCAGTTGGCGATTGGCATCAGATGTAATCTTTCGTTCGATTTGTCTTTCACCTCTGATTTTTTTTTCCGATTCTGATATTGCACCAGATTCAATCAATGCTTTTATATTTTCATCTACAACCACCAATGGCACTTTCGCTATTTCAGATATTTCAGTTTTAGTAATTAGTGGATTCTCTTTAATTTTTTCCAGAATGAGTTGTTGTATATTACTCAAATTGTATTCTGCAAATAATTCAGTATTCAAATCATCACTAAAAGAAAGTTTATCTGAATGCAGTACATGGTATCTATCCTTAGAAACACCCTTACCTTCAAATAATTTTATTACATCTTCATCTTTGAAATGGTGATGTTGTTTACACTCGGCTGCAATTACTTCTGTTGTTGGTGTATTAGCAACTTCTGTTGGTGTAACTATATCTGTTTTAGGTGCTAATCCAATCAATGTTCTAAGTTCATTAACATCCATGCTTTCAACAACCTTAGTTGCAATCAATGGTGAAAGTGAATTTAGTGCATTAATAATATCTTGCGAACCTGCTGATTCCTTTTTCTCAATAGGCGGTAATGATAACTTCTCTCTGATTTCCTCTTGTGTCATATTTTGAGTAATGACATTTTCTGAAAACTCAAAAGCAATAGGTTCTGTCTTTTTTAATTCAAGGTATGCGGTAATATCATTGAATGAATATATATAGTTAATAATTTGCTCTATGCTTTTTTGCTTAGAATTGATATATGTATTCTGAAATAACTCACTTGCTTCACGCAATTCTGCTCTACCTCCTAATTGTCCTTCGGTTTTAATACCGAATAACATTGGTGATGTAATTTTTGCACCTGCAAAGATTTCTTGCTGAACGGTTTTATTTAGTAAATCAAAGTGCTTATCTAATTCAGTACCACTTAAATCAATTACATCTGGCTTTTTATCTGCACCATCTGTAAATGATAACATAAACTTACCTGCATTTTTACTACCTGCAAATTTATTATTCATCATTCTCTCAATCCTTGATTCTTCTTCCTCACTTACCAGACCATTAGGGAAATTGATAAGTTTAGAACTGAATAAACCATTATTGATTGAGTTCAAATGATACTCTGAAATACATATATCTAATTCAATATAGTTAATTGAACCACGATAATCTGGTAATGAATATGTATTTAATCCTGCTCTATATTCTTTATAGTAAAGTATCTGTGTTCCAGTTCTATTATTCTCATCAAATGCAGGATAGGTTTCATATACTGGTCGGCTATTAGTATTACCATTCTTTATCCATTCATCTGATACAAAGAATAGCGTATTGTCTGTATTTGTTCTAACCTTTGAGTAATCAATATGATATAATTCTGATACCTCACCAGTTGCCTTACTCCAAATTACTTGTAGGTAAAAGCCACCAAATAAAAATAAATCAGTAGATAGTTTGAATGTCAATTCGTTCAAACTTTCATTTGATGTATTTACACTATCAATAATTCCATAAACTTTTGCTTTGTCAATTACTGAATCACTTTTTACTTCCCAACCATTACCACAAGTATAATCTACCTTACCAGTAACAATAGCATTATGCTTCGCTGAATTATTATAAAGACGAAGCAGATATTCTGGATAATCATTTTTCTCTCCATAATATATAAATTCCTTGCTTTTGATTTCCTTAAAAATCGGCAAGGGAACTTGGTCAAACTTCAAAAATCTTGGGAACATATAAATTACTTTTGGTAAACTATTGCGGTGTCATCATACCCATCATATTGAATTGGTGCAGTAGTAGTTGTCATTAAATACATTCTACCAGTAGCAATCAAATCACCATGATATTCTATTTTGTATGTATAAAATCCGCTTGTAGCATTAGTGTATGTAGATGTAATATAATCAAATAGAGAATATCTTTCTTTGTGGGTTGATATATCAATGTATGTTACATCAATTTCCTCATGTGTCAAATCATTGACAAACTTAAAATCATATACATCATCAATGTATGCAGGTATTTTATCCCACAATGATATTGTAAATGAACCATTATTGTTTTTATCAATAACTATCATAATGGTAAATATAAAACTTTGATGATTGTATAAAAAAAAATCCCCTGCAAAAGCAAGGGATGAAACAATGAGTGAACTAAAAACTATTGGTCATACAAAGTTCCTTGTACCATTACACCTGCTTGAACTTCAATAGCAAGTTGTTGTTCGGAACCAGTAAACGTAAGCGTATATCCATTTCTATCACCATAAGCAGTACCAGTTGCACTACCACCACCAGTTAAATCCAAACCATTTTGTCTGCCAAGCAACCAGTATTTATTATTATTGTCTTGTACAATAACACTTGTAGTTGCTTGTGCTAAAAGTAGGATTTCGTTTCTGGTATTAGTTTGCAGTTTATTTACAATAACCTCAATGGTTTGTGCATAGAACACCGTTCCATTTTGTACATTAGTTGTAATTGCTTCTGCAAAATTTGATGTTTCTTTAATCTGGTCATATTTCCAGAAGTATGTACCTGCATCCATTGTGATACCAGTAACTACTCCTGCTGCTTCTGTAATAGTTGCGATGTTGTCTTTGTTAGCAATGTAAACTGCTTTAACACCACCGACATTATCTTTACAATCAATCGGGAATCCCTGCGTTAAATTACAAGCCATGTTGAATTTATTTTGAGAATGGGCAGTTAGGCAATATACCTAACCACCCATCCATGTTATTAAACCAATTTGAAATAAACTACTTCATCTGGGAATGCAACTTGTACACCAAGTTTGAACTCGGTAACAAAACGCATTTCATCTGCTTCCTTAGCATAGAACAACTCAAATTTTTCTTGCTCATTCAGAAGGTCAGTTCCCAAGTACAAATTGCTCATGTGTGTACCGAACAATTTATTTGTACCATTCAGACCATTCACACCAATCAGTTTCACATTAGTAGCAGGAATGATTGTTTCCATGCCAACTGCATCAACTGGGTGATGGAAGAAGTTTGAATTACGAAGTGCAACTACATAAGTACGGAATACATCTGCACCTGCAAAGATTGTCAGATTATCTTTATCCAAAATGTTTGCAGGAAGCAAAGTATAGATGCCATCTACGATACCCTCAACATTTGCAGTTGTAATACCAGTTGCAGTTGTAATACCAGTAGGATTACCATTGATTGGGTCTCCTGCACCACCAAAGCCAAGGGCATCAATGATTTTTACCAGACCATCAAACTTATTAAGTTGCCCACTACCAGAACCAGTATCACCTTGCCACAATGCAGTTTCAAGAGCAGCACCAATTCTTTCAATCTTTTGACCTGTGTACTCTTGTGCATAAGCCATATAATCATAAGTGCTGCCTTGACGCAATGCTTTTTGAGTATATTTCGCTTCAAAAGTTTTCGGACAAATTGCTTCTTGAACTTTGATTTTTCCAACTACTAAACTGCGTTGAGTGATTGTAGTTGTACCATTAGCGGTAAAACCACAAGTACCTCCTGCTTGCAGGATAGCATCAGTAGTAAGAATGTTAATTGTTTCGGATGATTTGATACCGACTTGTGTATTACCAAACTGCTCAATCAAAGATGCAGTTTTGGGTTTGAAAATAGCAGCAGCAGTAAGTTGTGCTTCATTTTCTTTTACATAGTTCGCAAGTGATGTTAGGTCAAGTGCCATTTTATTTTTGTTTTATTCTGTTAAAAATTTATTTTTTACGATTCGCAAATACTTCTTGCAGTTTAGCAAACTTTACATCTTTATCAGATTTAAGTTGCTGATGGAATGTATTAGGTTTTTGAATTGGTTTACCGCTTGGCTCTGTTGCAATTTGCTCCATCAAATCTGCACTAAGTTTTTGTGCATTCAAAAGAGTTTCAAAGTTGGTGGACATTTCTTCTACTTTCTTTTTCATTTCCTCATAGTCCTTCTTCAACTTCTCTACTTCCTTTTTCAATTCTTCATCTTTTGCAGCAACTTCTTCTTCCTTAACTTCTGCGGTTTCAATCTCTACTTCTACTTCTGGTTTATCCTCTTTCTTTTTGATTTCGGCAATCTTGCCTTCCTCTGCAACAATAACAATTTCACCAGTTTGCAATTCATGTTCTCCTACTGGTGCAGGTACTTTTTCTCCACCCTCACCAACAACATAAATTTCTTTTGTGCTTAAATCATAATATACGATAGTTCCATCAGCAAGTTTGTCCTCAACAAGTTCAAACTTTGCTTGTGTATTATCAGAAAACTTTGATAATAAAGTTTTGATTTGTAGCAATGCTTCTTTCGTTGTCATAATTGTAAATAGTTGTTTTATATTAGTGTTCAATTTTGCTTAATATATTTTTTATCTCATTGAAGATTTTATCTTCATCAGTTATTTCAGTTTTTTCATATCGGAAAATACCCTCAATACTGAAACCCTTAAATGTACCTGCCTTAACTTCCTGCCAAATATCATCATTTTCTACCTTATACGAACCCCACCAACTACCATCTGGCACATCTTCAAAACCCTGCATCGGTAATTTGCCTTGTTCTCTATTGATTATGTAACTCTCAAACATAAATACACCATCAATAGGTTTACTATGCTCAATGTTTACATTACTCTGATATCCTTTCTTAAAGAATCTTTGTACTATTTTTTTTATTTCTTCACCAGTAAATACTACCATGTATTCACCAAGTTGTTCATCCCTGCGGTATATAGGTAAGTCAGCAATCATTAATGCACCACTAACAATTCTTTGTTCATCATCAGCAAAGAATACCTTTTTATCCTTAAATGCTAAAAAGTTTTTTTGTATTGCAGGTTTCTCAACTAATGCAACATAATCAACTTCTTCCGTACCATCCTCTGTTTCGGATATAACCAGTTTATATATTGGTAAATTTTTATCCATATTGATAAATATCAAAATCCTGCTCTGCGTTCAATATCACTAACACGATTTTGTACTGATGTAACTTCGCTTTCAACCACAAATGCTCTTATAGGTTGTTGTGATTGTTGTGTTATTTGTTGTAGTGATGTAATTGGTGAATTGCCAATAGTTGCTTGTTGTGGGATATTAGGTGCTGCACCTTGACCAGATACCGATGGAACACTACCACCGCCACCACTTGAGTTTGGAACTTTTGTTTTTGCAATCTCTCTTATATTTTTTAATCCAGTTGCAATAGCCAAACCTGCTGCTACCGCTCCCAATGCAGGACCAACTACTGGAATACCTGCTAATGATTTATAAGCAGCAGTTGCACTCTGGAATGTATCAATAGTTGCACCTGCAATAGCCAATGCTTTACCTGCTGCGGTCTGCTTACCTGCAAGTTCTGATGCACTCTTTAATATATTTGAAACACCACTTAATAATTTCTCTTTATTCTCTGCTTCCTTATTGTCAATTTCTTTTCTGGCATCTGATAAAGATTGCAACCCTGCATTATATTCTGTTTCTGTAATTAACCCTTTATCAAATTGCTCTTTTAGTAATGCTTGTTTTTTATCTAATAAATCTCTTTGTATTTGTAAAGATGCTTCTGCATTCTTTGCTTCTAAATCTAATTGTGCAATCTGCCCATCTATCTCTTGTTTAAGATAGTTATCAGTAATAACTTTTTTATCAGCATTTAATTTTTCTTCTGCCGCCAATTTTAATTGTGCTTTTCTTTCAGCAGTTAGATTCTCATTTCTCTCAATTTCAGCAAGTTCATTTTGATAGTCAAAATTTAATTGCTCTAATTCTTTATCCTTGCCCTCTTTCATAAGTGCAAGTCTGGTATCAAATTTTATTTGAGCAAGTTGTGTTTCAAATTCCAAAGTTTTTTGTTCTTCCTCTTTCCGATATTTCTCATCTAATAATGCTTTTTCTTTTGCATAGGAATCATCTAATACTTTGAAATCTGTAATACCTGCTGCCTTTAATTTCTTTTTATCTTCTTCATATTTTTTATCTAACTCCATTAATTGTTGGTCTTGCTCTGACTTCAAACTCTTTCTTCTTTCATATAATACCTGCTCTGCTTCTTCTCTCTTTCTATCTTGTTCCTCTTGTGCTTTTTGATTTGCGTCTGACCTTTCTTTATTACCCTTATTATTTATTTCCTTTATTTGATTCTGATATCCTGCATATTTATTTTTAGATTGTAATAAAGTTTTCTCCATTTCTTTGATAGACTTATCACCTTCTTCCTCAACTCCTTTCGGGTCAAATAACATATTACCTGCAAACTCCGAAACGCTTTCATTCATCTTTGTAATCTGCTCATTGATGCTGAAAGTTGTTATCTCTCCGAATCCTAATGCTTTACTAATTTCATTTGCAGTTTTAATAACTGCATCAATAGGTAGTGCAAGTAAACGCAATCCTGCGGTGGCAATCTCCATACCACCTCGTACAATCTGCTTTGTGATTTCTGCGTTTCTTTTTGCTGCTGCTACCTGCGAATCCTTAGTTATCTTCGCTTGTTTAATCTGTTCCTCTTGTGCTGCAATAACTTGTTCTGTTTGCTTCATCTTTAATTCCAAAATCTCCTTCTCACTTTTACCTTGTGATTTTAGAATTTCATCAGATGAATCTAAAGCATCCATTGCATCTGTCTGTGCCTTTACATTTTTCTCTGCTTCCTTATTTAACTTTTCTTGCTCACCACTTACACCATTGACAAGACCTTTAATATCTTCCCAATATGCAACAAGTAAACCAACTGCTACAACTAATGCACCTATACCAGTTGCAAGTAATGCTTTCTTAAATCCACTTAATCCAGATGTTGCACCTTTGATTCCAATCTTAACTTGTTCCCATGACTTACCCAAATCTTTTAATTCAGATAATCCTTGTGTGAGTGCCATTGCACCTTGTACTTTCAATAGTGCTTTCTGTACATTCTCACTTTCACTACCGAATAATGCAAATGCACCTTGTACTGCTTGAACTCCTGCTGCTGCTTGTGTAGCAACAGTTGTTAATGATTGAAACTTTTTTCCTGGGTCGAATAAAGCAGCCGATTCATTAGCACCTTCAATAGCATCCTTAATAGCACCGACCTTTTGTCCTGCTTGTATTGCTTCATTACTAAACTCACCAAACTTCTGCCTTGCCTTTTGTAGTTCTTGGTTGGCTTCTTTTAGTTGTAGTTTTAATGGCTTTACATCTACATCAAGTATAAACTTATTTTCGTCTGCCATTTTATTCTGGTGTTGTAGGAATTAAATCTTGTGCTTCAAGGTCATCATGTAGTTGTATGATAGAACTTGCATTTTGTTTTTGCCAATATACCCAATCTGGTGAATAACCATACTCATTTAATTCTGGTTTTCTGAACTTGTATTCATCATAAAATAAATCTGCAAATGCCGAAAAACCTTGTAGGTATTCAACCCCAAATTGTATTAATCTACCATATTTGTAGATATATTCTTCTGAATGTATGTTTGCCATATTATACGCTAAAAATTAGTTCTGAATGAAATACTGATGTACTACCTCCTGCGGTACGATTCATAATTACCTCAAACTTGAAATAGTCTGTATTCGCACCATTGTATTGAATAGGTATTGTGAAATTTAGAGTTGCAGTTTGTATAGCAAAGTTACTCCCGAATTGTGGTGTTCTTGCTGCTACAACCATTTGGTCGGTACTGAATACTCCATTCGCACTTGAATAAGTTACTCGTAATCCTAATTGATTTGTTACACCACCAAATTGCTCTGCTGCTATTACCTTACAATTTATCACATAGTTAGTTCCGCTGATTGCATACAACATTGATTGTAGGTCTTGGGTAAGCGACATACCTAATGTGCCTACACCTAAGTTCTGCGTTCCTGCTCCACCATTAACTACATAATCTGAAATGTTATTGAAACCTAATTTGTAATGCCTTGAAGGGAAACTCCAACTCGGTGTTACACCATTTGTAAATAAAAATTTACCACTATTACCACTCTGTTGTGGAAGTTCTAATGGTGCTGCTTTATTCTTCCATAATCCAGTTGATGTTTCGTATGTAAGTATTTGGTCATTTGCAGGAGATGTAATCAATACGTCATGCAGTTCTTCTAACTCCAAACCATTTTGTATGGTAACAAAAATAGAACCAGTTACACTTACAGAAATTACTTTTGCAATATAAACTGCGTGTAATGGTTGTACTGGTTTTATACCAGTTATTGCACCTGATGTACCTAAGTAAAGTTGCTGACCTGCGGTAAATGTAGATGTATTAATACCACTTAACAAACCATTTGTAATAACATAACCATTTTGATTGTTTGGTATGTTTGCCATAACAATACCAAATGTAGTCGCACTTGTTAGGTCGCTTGAATTATCTGCAAGAGTAATTGTTGGTCTTCCACCTTGTTGACCATTTATATATACAACTGAACCTTTGTTAATTGTTACACCAGTATTATTTACAACTCTTTGAATTAAGTCATGCCCTACATCAATTTGTACACCTATATTTTCTGTATGTACTTGCAATGTTTTTAAGTCATCATTCCATGTAGTTCTTCCTTCTTGTATAACAACTGGTGATGTGGGAACTAATTTGTAATCAACATAATCTGCTTCAATAACCCCTGCATCAATAAACTCAATATCATTAGTAGTAGTATTACCTAAGTCTGTTGTCTGCTGCAATGTTTGTGAACCTCCAACTGGTATTGAAATATCTCCTAATGAATTTGGTGATGTTCCATTAACTGACAATACAAGTGTACCATTTGAATTAGGAAGATTATATGTTCGTGATGCAGTCAAAATACTTTGGTCAAATATCCCTTTAATTGCTTCACCAAATTTTAATTGAGAACCATTAACTTCAAACCACGAAAAAACTCCACCTTGTTGAATAACTTGCAATCCATTATTACCTTTTATTTCTATATGCCCTGCTATGAATGGGTCATAAACTGACACACCATCAACTCCAAGTACAATACCATCAGTAGTTGTATTTCCATTATCCGTAACATCTTGTAGCGTTAATGTTGCTCCAGTTGGAATTGTAACATTACCATTTGTACCTGCACTTGTTCCATTCACAGATGTTACCAATGTTGCACTTGAACCGCTGATTGCAGGGAGATTAAATATCTTTTGAGTTAATGCAGGAATTAATGAAGATGAGATAACTCCAAACTTTCCAGTTCCATCACCAATTCCTAAATTTCCAACTTCTGCTAAAAAATAATCCAATCCTCCTGTAATCTTTGCTGCTATAAATCCATCACCACCACGCACCTCAATCCATACAGAATTTGCAGGATCAAAAATATCGAATCCATTTTCTAATTTAATAGAATCATTTGTCTGCAAACCAACATCAGTAACTTGCTGCAATGATGGAGTTGATGGAATAGTTGGTTTATTTAATATCTCTGCTACTCCACTTGTTGCATTCCAATCACTATTTACTTGTGCGGCAGGTATAGTAGGTTTATTAAGAATCTGATTATTTCCACTTGTAGAGTTCCAATCAGTTGGTTGCTGCACAAGTGGTTTACCTGCACCAAGCAAAGTCCAATATGTAGTGCTTGTCGGAATTATTGAATCGTTAGTAGCAATACATTCATAAACATTTCCACTATAATAAACAACATCACCAACTACATATTGATTTCCAGTTGCTGCTAAGTGGTCTGTTGAGAATGGTAAAGCAAATAAAGTATTTGCAGTTGCATCATCTTGCCATGTAGCACTTGTACCATCGGTCTTTAATACCTTACCTGCATTACCAGTTTGAGTTGGTAGTATATCTCCAAGCATTTCACTACCAGTACGATACTTAATTTCTGAACCATCTTGCACAAGAAACTTATCAGTATCAGTAGTTGCTTGTATGATACCAGTAATCAATGTGCTTTTGATATACTGAAATATGGTTGATGCTTTTACCTTTTGTGTTTCAGTTGCACCAACATATACAACTGGGAATACATCTGTTGCTGCGGTAGTTAACCTCTCAACTAATTGTGATATTTTTTTATCTGCCATAATCTTAAATATAAAATTTACTTGTTCCGTTTTCCTGCAACAAGTATGTACCATCTTCATTCAGTAAGAATGGTGCAGTTGCAGTAAGTCCAGATATTACTTTAATTAGTGTAACTAAACATAAATCATTTCCGTATGGATTATATTGCTCAATCTTCTGTAATCTAAAATAATGATTACCGATTTTTATTAATGAATTAAATCTTAGATTTTTAATATCTAATGGCGTAAGGTGAAAATATCCTTGTACCAATTTAGAATCTTTATCCGTTATAGCATCAAAGAAATCTTTATAGAATGAGTTTCCTAAGTTAGCACTTGGATAACTACCTATTGTAAACCATACCTCTTGCGGTGTTCCGAAGCATAAATCTTTTGTTGGATTTATTGGGTCATCAAGATGTCCTGCATAAGGGTAGTTTGTACCTGCTGAAAATGTAGTACCTCCTATTGTTATATTCCATGCAGGACAAGGAACAACTGCTTTCCAAAATGCTATTCTTGGTTTGAAATTGTCTGGCTGCTTAACGCTATTTTGTACCTTATATAAATGCAGTATTTTAAGACCTAATGATTCTTCACGCATTACTGGTGTTCCGAATAATACTCTTATATTTTGAGTTTGTAATTCAAAATCATTATCTACTAATCTTCTATACTGACCATATATTTCATTAAATTTAGTTCGGTATAATTGCGACCAGTAATCATTATCATTTTCATAACTTATATTATACTCTCTTGCAGTTAACTCACCGATAGGTATAATCTTTATATCCTGCGATACATCTAATTTATTTGACCAATCTATTGATTGAGATGCATCTGTTTCATAGTATAGTGGATATGGTATAAAGTTTAATCTATTAGATTGTACTGGGTCTGCTTCAACATACAAATTGTGCATGGTGATTATTGACTTCAAAAAATCCCTTTGCTTAATTTGTCTTGGTAGTATTTTATTGTAATCTATTGTATCACCATAAATAATATCATACTCCTGCGGAACAGAATTATATACTTTCATTCTCGGATAGGTATAACCATAATCTGCAGTTTCAGAAGACATCGGGTCATTAGAATAGAATTGATAATATACCTCTAAATAATCTCCATTATTTAATTCTACTTCGGCACTTACAAATATGTCATCAAAGAAAGCAACCTCATTAGGTTGAGCAATTCTTGAAATACCTGCAATAGTTGTTCCGTTTTTCTGTATATCAATAGTCGCTATTGCATCCCAAACATTTCCAGTATTATCAATACCCAAAGAATCTGCTTCAAATGAAAATGTTGCCTTGAATGTACTCCTATTAGAAGTCCATCTCTTATTTACTAAACTTGGTGTAAACCCATTATTCAAATCGATAAAATTAAATGATATATCATCAGCAGTTCCAGTTCCGAAATAACTCCATGAAGGAATATATACATTCAAAAAGTTTGATAATGATATTGTCATTTTATCTCCTTTGATATACAAAAGAGATTTGAAATATGTAGTATCAAAGAATGCAGTATCTATGATAAACCCTGCATCATCAAACATTCTTTTAATTACTTCTCTAACAAATAAACATGGTTTGAAATTCTCAAACTTAAAATTCGTTGCGGTATTACCATATCCAAAATCAATTAATGGATATACATAGTTATCAGCACCATCAACCCACTCTAATCTATTCCACGAATCAAATACCTGCGTTTGATTATACTGGTGATTATAATCAGAGAAATCTATATCCTCAATCAACTTATCACCAAGTGCAAAGAGAATATCTTTTAATTTACCAAATAGATTTACTTCATAGGTAATTTCACCTTGTTTATTTTTGATATTAATCAATCTAATTATACCATCAAATATCCGTACATTATCTACATACAAAACTGCTTTTGCTTGCTTAGCAGGATTAAAATTTATATTGATATTTGGTAGTAATGGATTGTAGTCATTCTCAACTGCTATATCGTATATATGACCAAATAAATTTGCGTTATTTGGCGAATGCGGTATTACAATAGTTTTACTATATGATGTATTCCGCTTTTCAATATCTTGTATATCGGTAATACTAAATGTAAAATCTACATCTATATCTTGTATCAAATCAACTTCATATCCCTCTACAAATAATCTTGTTGTCATGTTATCTGCCTATATGATGGTTCTGAATACTCTAACTCCGCTTCTATCTGGTACAATTTTTCATTCTGCTTCTGTTTAATCTCGTATGCGTTAGCATTTAATTTGACTGGTATAAAAGCAGAATGTGTATTGCCTATAAAACTTTGTTCTGGGAACTCCGCATTATTAAATAGATAATCACCCTTTGCGTATAAATAAATTAATGGTGAAGAATATAACTGCCTAAATATAATACTCTCCCTATCTGTAAGATATTCTGTATTAATAGTAATCTTTTGTATTTCTTTTGTGTAGTATGTCGGTGATGTATTCTGAAATATGTTATATGGGTCTATAAATGTTTGACCATAATCTGTATAATCTCTTTGATATTGCTTCTTCTCTACTTGTGTGCTTTTTCTATTTGCTAATATAAATGAGTATGAATCTAATCCACCAAACCTATTTATCCATACAATGTTTTTTACCTCATACTTTTTGCAATCAAATAAAGTAATTGTAGCAAATTGCTCTGATTGTACACCTAATGGATTAGTATAGTTAATGCTTAAATTAAATTGTATTGTCTGGTCTGTCGCACCCCAATCTACTGGTATAAAAGTAAAATGCGTTAGGGAATCACCACCTGCATTTAGTGGTTTTATTGATGAATAGTTTGTACTTCCAGTATTATCTATTCTTGAAATACCTATTGATGTTATATAATCATTAGGGTCATAAAAAGTAAATACCTTAAAGAAGTCTTGATGTAATTGGAAATTAACTTCATCAGTTAGTGGATAATAAGAATCTGCTTCACCATTATACCTATTATCATCCCATTCTGGTCTATCAAAGAAATTAAATGAACCTGCAAAACAAGTATATGTATTACTAATTACTTCCGTTGCAGGGTCTATCTCATAGATACCATTACCCAATACATCGTAGTATTCATAGCATTTCAAATAGAATCTATTTAGTATGCACTCATTAAATTTCCATTCACCAGTTTCTGGGAATAGGTTTTGCCATTGGTATCCCTCAATAAGAAACCTTGATACATCGAATGTAATAGCACTAAATGGCAATGGTGCAGGGTCATAGTAAGCAGTAGTTACTAATGTTCCAGTATCTGCATTATATATCTTTACCGCAAACTTAAATCCAGTTGCAGTTGCATTATCACTTGATATATCAAAATTGATACGATTAAATGATGGTAAAAAATTTATTGTAGGTTCTGTTAGTGTAATCATTTTGCTACTTTAATTAATAGTGAATTAAAACCAAGTGCTTCTAATTTAGATTGGTATGCAGGTGCTACATTCTTAAATGCTCTCATTTGGAAATTACTCGCTTTTATACCATTCTTTTTTATTATGTATGCTAAACTCTTTGCACCAGAATTAGTTTCCCTAAGTTTTGTTTTAGGTGGTTTATATTTTCCACTTTTACTTTTGCTTGCTTTGACTGATGCTTCTGCTTTTAATTGTATGTTTTTTGCTCTCGCCCAATCCTGCAATTTCGTTAAAGCATCTTCTGGCATTCCATACTTCTTAAATTTATATTTCCTTCCCTCTCTATTTGGTAATGTAGTTTTACTCTTTGATGGATTTATACCTAACACACCCTTATCTACATAATCAGTATATTCTTCTTTGAATAGTATTTCTAATTTATATAAACCATCTTCCTTTTGTTCTACACCAAGTATAGTAATTCCAGATGCTAAACTACCAGTCGCACCAACTGGTGCTAATCTTCCGAACTCATCTACCAAATCAACTGCCATATCATTAAGCAGTACATCTACATTCTTATCCAGAGTATCATTGACTAATGCAATCCACTCGTCGCCTAATAAAGTTCGACCACCTATTTTAAGATTTGCAACTACTTCTTTAGATGCTGGATTCGCCATAATTCTTCTTTGTGTTTTCTTTCCTGCTCTTTATTATAATCTTTCAAGTATGCAAGTATATTTAGATAATAAAAGACATTTAGTAAATATGCTTCCGATACTGATATGTTTTCATAATCTGCAACTAATTTAGTTGATGTAAACCAACCCCATCTCTTGCTAAACTCATTAACATCTTTTGGTTCTCCGCTTTTAAGTTCAAAGAGTTTAGAGTAAGATTTGTAAATTCTATCAATACATGATAAAAAAAAACCAGACAACCATGTACATCTACAAATCTTGCATCAAGCATATCCTCTGCTATTACACCATGCTCAATACTACCATACTTCTGCACCTTACCATTTTTAATCGGTAACATAAAACACGCAACTGCATTATGCAATTCCATTAGATTTCCTCCCCAATGGGATATATCTATGAATTGACCTGCGGTTAATTTATTTATCTCATGCACAAACTTATATTTCCTGCCATTAACCTCAATAATATCTACTGGTTTGGTTTCTGGTATGTTATCAAAAAAGGAAGTTTTATCATGTAATAATTCCAATAGTTTCATGTACTTCACCGAATCATATTCTGATTCATCTTTACCCTCAATTACTGATAGCATCTTTACCTGCTTTTCTATCAGATGTAAATTAGTGTTCGTTTCAATATCATATAGTTGAATGAACTGGCGAACTGATAACTTATTCCACATATAATTAAATATATTATTATTAATCTTGTTTACCTTAATCTGTAAATCCCTTTATTGGTAATGTTTAATTCATTTAGTCCAAAATATCTTAGTGCATCTATTGAGTGGTTATTCATATCAATAGGCGAATCAGTCATTTGTAAATTCTTATCCATTCTGTATTTATATGTTTTTAATTCAGTACCTAATATATCATTTGGCATATAGTTTATTTTGTACCTCCTTAAAATATCAATACTTGCTCTTACAGAATCTTTACCCTTTTGTGCAGGTTTTATATTTCTCCAACCATCACGATATAGTTCCTCAATACTTTTAGGTTCTGCCGAATCCCCTATTATCGGAACATTCTTTTGTACACCTAATTCATTCATCTTCTTTGATAGGTCTGCATTAGTCAATCCCCTTTCATATAAAAGAGTTTTTATGTATAATTCGCCTTGTGATTTTCTGACTTCAACCAAAGCGGTTGGGTCTATACTAAATCCAAAGTCAAGACCATAGCCAATAACATTACCCTGCAACTCATCTACCAGATTGGTGTTATTAAAGATTAGACCTTCAATAGCACCCCATTCTCCATTACCATACACCTGCCACAAAATCGGGTCGGTGTTCCTTAATAGTTCTATTTCTTTGATAATGCTACTTTCCAGAAACGGATTGTCCAAATAGGTAGATACAATTACTTCAATATCCTTTTCGGTATATTGTCTTATATCCTCTAATTCTTTTTTTATGAAATGATTTGGGTCTGATGGATTAAATGCTAAATAGATATTACCAGTAGTACGAAAAAGTAATTGCTGCCATTCTGTTTTATTTAACTCATTCGCTTCATCTACAAATAGGTGGTCACGTTTCCTACCTCTTAGTTTTGTTTCTTGGTCAACAGAAAAATAATCAACCACCCTGCCATCGTATGTAAATTGCTTTGTATTCTTATTGTGTTCTATTATACCATCAACACCTAACTCTTCCAGAATATCACAAAAGTCTTTTATAGTAGTTGCCCTTAGTGATGGAAAGTATTTCCGCACTATACTGAATGTACCTCTTGCTTGGTACTTAGTTCCTATCCTACCAGTAATTAACCATATTGCTGCTATCTGTGAAATGGAATATGATTTGGTACTTCTTGTTCCACCTCTATTGATAACAATTCTCTTTGTACTTGCTATATTTCTGTATAGGATTTCACTACCTTTTATTTTCAGTTTATCACTCACGCTTTATTATTTCAATTTCTAACCCACTAAATTTGACATCAGCATCAAGGTCAATCGTTTCCTTAGGTTTACCAAATGTCCTCGTAAGTAAAGTTTCGATAGAATACAAACTTCCTTTTCGCCAACTTCTATAAAGTGCATTAGCAATCGTTTTTTCCAATATGGTTGCATCTGTATCATCATGTATTTGTTTTAATTCTTCAACCGATAATGATAACATAGTTTGTATGGTATCATTTATTTCTGTTTGTTTATATCCCTGCTCTTTTAGTAGAGTAGTAAATTTCTTAGGTCTGCCATTTGGATTTCCAGACTGACCTTTCTGGAATGGTATAAGATTGGGATTCATATAACATTATTTTGGTTGCCATGCTTTACTAAACTCCATATCCTTAAATACATCTGACTTTGGAATACCTGCTCTGAATAATAACCTAACTACTTCCTCTTTTTCCATCATTAATCTCTGCATGATTTCCTCTCCACTTAAACCACTCTTTACCATATCGGAAACTATATTGCTCATTTCAAGAACACCATGAGTTCCCCTTGCCCTATTGTGGCGAATGGTCGCCATCTTGCGTTGACTTGCTTCTGTTTCTTTTAGAACTACTACTGGAACATAGCCATCTGTGATTGCATAAATTTCTTTATGTCCAGAAACAGTCCATCTATGGAAACCATCTACAATAGTGAAATCAGAATTGACTACAATAGGTTGTGTCCAACCATCTTCAATAATTGAAATCTTTAATAGTTTCAATTCTGGTGGTGCAACCTTATTAGGATTGTAATCATTTGGTTTCAGATTATCTCTGTGAATCCATTGGATTCTGTCTAATGGCTGATTAAAGTTTTTACTCATTTGTATATTTTTTGTGCTTCTTCTAATGTAATACCTAATTTATTTCTGGTTTTAATTGCTTCTGTATTTAGTGTGTTTGACTGCCTACCTTTGAAATCACCTCGTACTGCAACCCGACATAACCACTTCCATGATACTCCACTCAATGGGTGTGGTTCTTCTTCTGGTATTGGATTCTTTGTTCTGGATTCATGTAACCGAATGTACCTATTTATATTATTTGATACTTCTTCTTTGCTATCATGGTCATAACTATCCAATACTATTTTAATGTAATCACGATAGGTCATATCATCTGGTTTGCTATTGCTATTGCTATATAGCGAACTATTGGCATACCTCCATGCAGTCGCAACACCATTAACCCTATAAAGCATTTTGTGCCATAATTCTGGAAAGCACTCTGCATAAATCCACAAACCTCTTAATGGTTCTTCTCCGAAAGGTGGGCAAACTCTTTGATGCAGGAAATCACCATGCAATCTGGTTTGATTAAATAAGTCATACGTTCTATTATAATCCCATCCATATTTATGTACTGCCAACCATACATCTTCGCTTGACCAATCGTAAATAGGAAAGCATCGGTACTGATTCTGACCTGCTTCTGATTTGCTATTGATATATGCTTCGTTCTTTTTTCTGGCAATAACTTGATACCTACGCAAACTCTCTTGTGTTCTGATACCAGTAAGCATTGCTATTTTTCCATCTTTCCTATCATACAAATAAGGACTAAACTCTTGGAATGACATACCTTTCTTAAAATTCTTATGGTCGGTAATAGCACTCGGTGGCAAATCTCTTACCCATTTATCTTTTGCTTCGCTATCCCAACAATACCAAAATGGTTCTTCATTACTACAAGCATTTCTATGTTTCACTTGTAAGCAATACCAGTTTAGGTTTATATCTGGATTATCTGCAACCCTTTGTACATATTCAATAGTCGGTGGGTGTATGGCTTCTTCATCAAAGAATACAACCTCTAATGGTAATCTATTCTTTTCTTTTGCTATCTGCAATGTCATATTCAGAACTGCGGTACTATCTTTCCCTCCGCTAAAACTAACCACTACCTTATCAAATGAATCATAGATATACCGAATCCTATTGAGTGATTCTTCATATACACTTTCTTTTATGTATTCTTTTTTCCGTATCATATAAAGTTATTTAGTTCTAATACTATCAATCTGATTAGCACTAATACCATTTACAATAGTCCGATTAATCATTGGATGGAATTCATCTTTGGGACCAAAGTCGCTATCTGGGTGAAATGCAATGACATCCATGCTTTCATCTTTTGTATAGAAGCAATGATTACCTATTTCATATTCTTTGCCATCAATACCTACTGCAAATGTTTTACCATCCCATTCTTTAATTACAAATATCATTCCCTTAGTCAATGGCAAATTACCGAATGGTGTGATACATTCTCCATTACCTTTTGCCACAATACCAATGCGGTGGCTTGGATGCGTATGTGGTGTCTGTGTTATATCTGTTGGGAAATGCAGGTGATTAAAACATGGGTCGCCAAACTTAACTGGTGCAATCAATAAACTATCAGTACAACCATCAATGTATTTTAATCTGCCATGTTCCTCAATAGGACCACCGATAGTAAACATTGCTCTGTATTTGTTTTCTGGATAAATGCCTTTGGTATGATGTACCTCAATGATAACTGCATTATGGCAAAATGCTTTATCAATTTGGAATGTACCATCAGAAGAAAAATACATACCATCACTCAAATAATTATCTACACTATTATCTCTTTTGATGCACAATAATCCCTTATATACATATCCGTAATAACTGCAATCTTTCTTTGGTGTAAACCCTTCACCATTAATCACATTGTAATAAGTTATCGGATACTTGTCATGATTTGAATCATCAAAGATTACACCTGCTGATTCGTTTGCAAAACTGATAAATGCTGCATTCTCTTGTAGTAACATAATTGTAAATTTATATGATTATTGTTTTTGATTATATACTCTTAGTATTTCCATTAGTGCATCTTCCTGCTTTTCAAATAGGTAATTATTTTTTACACTATTTAATGTATCTAATAGTTGCAATTTATTTTCATGCAACATAACTAACTCAAATACACTATAACCATCATCAGTTGCTTTGGGTGTTGGTATGGTATCATCTTCATCTTCTGTTCCAACAAAAGCATCTATCTTAATATCCAGACCCCAATCCTCTAATTGTTCTTTATCCCATTCGTTTGCTAAAATATCCCAATCCCATTCACCATATCCGATATTGTCTTTTACTACCAGTTCTCTCTGTTCTTCCTCTGTTAATTCAGTTGCAATGATTGTAGGAATCTTTGATAATCCAATTTCCATTGCTGCTTTCAATCTCATATTACCTGCCAATACTACCATGTCTGAATTGACAATGACTGGTCGGTATTCCAACATCTTTGGAAACTCTTTTAATGATTTAATAAGTTTCTGGAACTTATCATCCCGAATATACCTTGGGTTGGTATCATTCGGAACTAATTTGTTTACATCAATCAGTTGTGGTTTGCGTTCTTTGAATGCCATGCTATTGGTTTTTTTTGATTTACTAAATTTTTTAGCACTATAATAGAAAAAAATATAAAATCCAAATTTTGCCCTACTTTTTTGACCATATTTTTAAGGCACATTCCAGACGATTAACGGCTGTTTTTCCTGCCTTGGTATATCTTGATAGCCAAACACCCCAAAAATGGGCTGAAATCGGCTAAAATCTGGGTCTAAAATAAGGTTGGCATACCTGCCGATATATCCCTGCTTACCCTACCTGCCAAAATCTGCCTTTCCTCCCAATCCTCCCCTCGCAGGTGTGGGTGTTCTTCCTGCATCTTTCTCCAGACCCTATCTATCGTTTTGATGCTGCTAAGTTTATCTGAAAACAAAGCATGATAATATGCACTTTGTGGAATAGCAAACATTGACATTTCAAAGTCATGTATTGTTTTAACCACAAGCATCATGTTGTCTCTGGATTGCTTGTTCTTTTGCAATACCTCTTTTGTTATTCTGCTTATGTAGTTTGACATGATGTAATTTTTTAAGGAAATCAATATGTTGTTTCTTATCTCCAAACTTTATATGGCATTCTCGACATACTGCCATTAGATTTTCTATATTATCCTTATCACTTCCAGTATTGCCCATCCCTCTGCAATCAATATGGTGTATATCTACTGCTTTGCCACCACATACTTCGCATGGTATAAATTCATCACCACAATACTGGAAATGATTTAGATAAGTTTTCACATGATTTTTCATCTGAATTAGAATGGTGGTTCTTCATCAATAGATTGTTTGCTAACTGGTGCATAGTTGGTATTCATTGATACCTTACTACCTTGGTTATTGTTGAATGAAACATTATTTGGCTTGTAGTCATTGATTGAAATCTCCACATCTTTGCCATATTGGTCTGGCTGCTCTTTGATATTGATGTTGAGATTGACATACTTCTTGCCTTGAAATTCGTAAACATGTCCACTAAGTTTGTCCAGACAGATTGAAGCGGTTAGCCAATTCTCTTTTCTCTTTTTGCCATTACCGATTCGAAGTGATTGTTTTTTTTCGTTACTCATTGTTTTTTGTTTTTATGGTGATAGAAAAATTTACTTATGTATTTGAACTATTGATATACCTATTAGGTCAATATGATTAAAATCAATATGCACATATTCTGCTTTGTGCCTTAAATCATTTATTGTGGTTGCTGCATCAAATAGAACTGGTATATCTGTAACAATAATATCCTTTCCATCTACTCGGATATATTGACCATCTTTATTTATTAGTGTGGTGAATTTACTTTCCATTTCTATCTATTTGTGCAAGTTTTCTAATTGCCCACTCAACTCCTTCAGTACCTCCCCAAGCATCCCACATAATTCCTCCGCATCCTTCTTCGTATGGTACATCTTTATGTTGCTGATGTCTTTTGAATGAAGCCATCCTGCTTATAGTTTCCCTACTGATGCCTTCTTTGTTCGCTAATTGCCTTGCTCTTGCCCAACCCACACTTGTACCGCAAGAACTTCCTTTTTCTTCTTTCCACTTTAATGCTCTCTTTGCATTATTGACTGCTGCTTCTGGATAGTCATTGTATGTTTCAGCAAAGTATTCCATTGCCTTCCATGCTTTATCCGCATCCTCTTGTGTATTATACCTGCACTCTCCGTTGCCTATTCGCCATTTACCATTGCGACATTGTGATACTGGCATATAAATTTATTTAAGATTGTGATTTAGGTTTGCGACCTCTTTTCTTTTTCTCTGGTACTGGTACTGCATCCTCATTAGTTATACTTGCAAATACTTCCATCGCATCATTATAGTTTTTATCTAATAAAGAATCATACCACCTATAAACATTCTTTACTAATATAATTCTACAATCATTACACCAATGAGTAAAATTGTGCTTCTCAATATACTTATTATGTAAAGCACTCAATCCCTCATATATCTCTCTTGTGTAATTTCTACAATAACCTGCTTTGGTTATCATGTCATAAAGATAACGATTATCTTCTAAGAATTTTATTTCTTCATCATTTATAATACCCATTTGCTTAAAATTTTATCTTCAAAATATAAATATACGAAAGGTGATGCACTACTAATAAATAGTGAATCTAATAAATTGTTTTGTGTTAACTGGTATGATAGGCAAAACCAGAATGACATACAGAATCCACAATTAAATGGTTTAATATGTAGCGACAACTTTTCTTTTAGGTACTTAGGTATCTGCAATATGTAATAATAAATGATAGTTAGGAATGCACTACCTAATAATCCAATGACTGCTTGATACATTTTTGTATGTTTTTAATTGTGATGAATATACTTGTGTGTGGTATTCCAGTTAAAGCAGATACTTTACGAACAGACCCATGCTCAATATACATCATTAGTATTTCTTTATCATACCAATATAGTTTGTTAATTAGTTTGTGTACTTGGTCAATAGTATTGTGGTCATACTGATTTAGTTCTGTTTCACTCATTAACTTGTTTACATCTTCAATCGGTACTAATGTATTGTATTGTTTATACATCTTGCCATTCTTTGAATGCACTTGGTTACAACATATACGAACTATCCAAAACTTAAATACTGGTTTCCCCTTCTCTAATAATTCTCTAATTTTAGTAACATCATATTCTAATACTATTAGAGATACCTCTTGACGCAAATCCTCCCACAAGTCTTTGCCTATGTTCTTAAATACTAATTCAAATTCAGTATCATACAACCACTCTATTGCCTTGTAGGTATTCATCAATTACATATATTGTATTAGTATATCCAAAAGTAAATACCGCTTTATATCCCTTTTCCTGCAATCTTTTAAGCATTGCGTATTGTTTCTGGATATGTTCACTTGCTCGTATATCACCATTCTTTTTGTGTACTGCTTCCGCATTACGTTTTAATTCAATATACAATCCACAAAATCCGTTTTTAGGTTCGGCAATAAATATATCTGGATATGCATCACTTGACTGCATCCTCTTATGCTTCATTGCTTGTCCTATGGTCATCTTCATACCTGCACCAAAATCAGTTCGGAATATAACATCTGGGTATCTTACTCTTAAATAGTTAGTTACCTTTAAGTGTAAATCTTTTTCTTTCGGAATTATTTGTTTGTACTTCTTCATAAACCAGTAAAGTATGTCAATCATAAAAATACATTTTAATAGTCAATAAATTTCATTGTATCACCAACAAATTTCATCGGTACACTTTTTATACTACCATGTCTATTCTTTGCTATCTTGACTAATGTTATACCTTGGCTTGGTATGGTCTGCCCATCTATCTCTACTTCTTGTATGTTATATGTATCTGGTCGCATTAAGAATATAACTGCATCAGCATCTTGTTCTATACTTCCACTTTCACGCAAGTCTGATAATTGCGGTATCTTATCTGGTCTTGCTTCTACTGCTCTGCTTAATTGTGATAATGCTATTACTGGTATATCCAATTCCTTTGCTATAATCTTGCACCCTCTACTGATTTCACTTATCTCTCCCTCTCTGTTTGCTTTCTTATCTATTCCAGACATAAGTTGCAAGTAATCCACACAAAGCATCTTTATACCATACTTGCGTTTCATTATGGTTGCCTTGCTTCTTAAATCACGAATGTTGAGTGATGGTGTATCATCAATAAATAATGGCACTTTGGATAATCGTGTTTCTGATTTGAATAGCAATCTTCTTTCATCATCAGTTAAATTATTATGCCTTATATCTGTGTGCCTTATTCCACTATCTAATGATAGTAATCTATTTACTAATTGCTCACCAGACATTTCTAAACTAAACACACCTACTGGTATATCCTGCATCAATACATTGTATATTGTATTCAACATAAAAGCAGTTTTACCTTGGGCGGGTCGAGCAGCAAGTATAATTAGGTCTGGATTTACCCAACCACTTATAGTTTTATTTATACTTCTGTAACCAGTATCTATTCCTATCTGACCATTCTCACTTACTCTACTTCTTTCTTGTGCTAAATTAAATAGGTAATGCGTCATTGACCTTTCGGTATTGACATATACATTCTCTTGTGATTTACTTATACTACTGGATGCAGCATTAAGTACCATGTTTATATCTGCTGCTTGTTGGCAATCCTTAATCATTTCATACCCTATCCTTATCCCCTCTCTTTGTAAATAGTAATCATGTAGTATTACAATCCATGTTTCCATGTGTGCTGAACTAACTACCTCATTGGTATATCTAACTACATTGTATGCACCACCTACATCTTCCAGTTTATTCTCTGCTCTCAAACGATTTGTAACGGTCAATATATCTACATTCTGATTATGGTCATACAGATATTGTATTGCATCATAAATTACTTGGTTATCTGTTACATAAAAGAAATCCCTTGACAATTTTTTAATGTACAAGGGAATACATGATGATTCTAATAGCAGGATACCTATAATGCTTCGTTCTATATCCTTAGAATGTGGCGGTACTTTACTTTCGTAAGGTAATTGCGATGTCTTTGTACTCATTGTTAAATAAAATTAAAAAGGTTATGTGATATTTATGGTATAAATTATTTATTATGTTATTATTATTTTCTTTACGGATTCCCTATCTATATTTTTATAATACTTGTTTTTATCTTTCGTGTTTTCTTGTATAGGTATTTCGTGTTTTCTTGTATAGGGTGTACCAGTTTTCTTTAATACCCTATCAATTATTTTCAATTCTCTTTTTACTATCTGTTTTTTATCATTGTATATTATTTTCCTACTTATCAAATTACTTTTTTCCAGTTTTGATATAAGTGCTGATACCTGCGTTGTGGTTACATTTAGGTATTCAGAGAATTGTGTATTAGATAGTGTGCATACACCATTCATTGATTGCTGATTTGATATAACACCATAAAGTATTTTTGCGGTGTTCGGTATCTGCTTATCAATGAGTATATTTGCAGGTATAGTAATGTACCAGTTACTCATGGTTTTGTCTTTTCATTGTGATATAAAAAAGAATAGGGGAGTTTCTACTCCCCTATCTTATTTCCGATGATTGCCGATTATACTGCTTCGGCTACTTCTTCTACCTTGGCGGTTATTGTTCTCTTTCGCCTTGCGTATTTCAGTTCAACATATCCTGCTTTTTCCAATCTGGCAACCCATGATGTGATTGATACAGATGTTACACCAAACTTGTTGGCTAATTGCTCATTGGTATCAGATACTTCGCCTTGGCTCTGTACATAACCCAAAAGCAATTTGGCTGATGCAGGAATCTTTTTGTCATTTAATACTTTGTCATTAATAGTAATCATGTTACTGGTTTTTTGTTAGATAAATAGTTTTGCTCTCCTGCAAGTTAAGTATTTTGAATGCACCAAATGTAATTTCTCTACCAAATTTATTTTTGTGCTTAACGCTATCGCATAATATCTGCACCCCTAACTTTCTCAATTCTGATATTTTAGCGGTTACATTTAGTACATAGCAATCACGTTGTATATCCCTCGTACTTGCTGCCCTACCTATTGATGCTTTTTCTATTAAATAGTATAGGACTTCCATGACTTGGTTTTTTGGCATGGTTAATTTCTCTGTAAATAATAATTCTATTTGCTCATTCATGGTAATTAAATTTTGTAATGATAAAAATAATGTACAATGGTTGAGTGGTCACGATTAATTGACTTGGCTATTTCTGGCATAGTATAACCCATCTGGTAACACTTCATGGCATAATCCCTCCGTAATCGCACTAAATCCCTACTCCTACGTTTGGATTTAAGGTCTGATATATTTAGGTCATTAGCCAAGCAGTATTCTTGCAGGTATTGTGAAATAGGCAAAAGTTCCACTACTTTATCAAACCTATCTTTGATGATTACCCTATCAACATATTCTTTCACTACCTGCTTCTTTATGGTAGGATTTGCTTCGGTATATTCATCAATCAGATTGCTGATTCTTTTTAGCGAAACATCACTACAACCAGAGTACAATTGTATGTATTTAAGTAAATGACTTTTGTGCATCAAAAACTTTTATTCAGTTTCTCCATTAACTCCATCATGTATCGGTACGCAAGACCAATAGCATCACAAAGTTTCTGTACATCTTCATCATTACGTTGGATTCTCATGACCCATAGTTCTTTACCGCTTGGCATATAAGGGCAATAACTTATGAAGTCGCACCATTGCCTATCAGATACAAACATATCACTCTGCACCTGCCAATAGTATTCCCTATACTTTCTTTTGAAATGCTCTACACTTTCTGTTAGGCAAAAGTATAAATGATTCTTTGGTTCAAATGGGCATTTAACTTGTATGCTTCCATCAGTACCTACTAAACCATCTGGAGTTCCACCATATATATTCTCAATACATTCTATATAACCAGTAGGGTCAACCTTATTACCAGAATGTAATTCATATACTGCTATTGCTTTTGGCTCATACTCAACACCATAAGCGGTTGCTTCATTATTGAATTCCCTTTTAATACCAGTTAGTCGTTCTGATAGTTTCTGCATCACATAATCCTTTGATGTCTGTGATAATTCACCATTATCTTTTTTGGTTTTCTCTTTTGGCTCAACCATTAGATTCCAGATATTACTACTGGTGAACTTACCTCTCCTTGAATTGAACCACTCTTGTGAGTATTGCTCAATCGGTAAAATTATTTTACTCATTGTTATTATTTTTATTAGGGTGAACAAAGTTTTTCGGTAATGATTCTATTGCTTCTACATCTTTCTCTCTTAGTGTATAGTGTTCTTGTGCTTTCTTAAATACATCTAATTCACCGCCCATATATCTGCCAAGCAATTTCATCATTAATGTATCAGTCATTTCTGGTTTCGCATCTTTGACTTCTGGTTTGCTGCCATGCGTATTTGTAGCATCGCTATCTGGTGTTTCATTATCCAATGCGAACAGACCTGCAAGTGCATATTTCCTTGCATACGATGAACTCGCACCAGTTATTTGGCTGCCATCCATACCTTTCTTTGATTCTTCTTCCCTTGCGAATGCTGATGTAGTGTAAGTATTAGTGCCATTACTCAACACGATTGTTGCCTTAATGTACAACCTATCTGTACCTGCTACATGAACTATCTCATCATTCATGGTTAGCCAATATCCGTACTTATGAATGATTGGCTTTACTGCTTCTACAATATCTTCGGCACTTCTGTATTTGTATTTGCCGAATGAATTGTACTTACCCTTTGGTGCTTTGACCTCTGATTGAATTGTTGCAAGTGTTACTGATTCAGTAATGACCTGCTTTGGTTTTGCGTTACTCATTGTATTTGTTTTTATGATTAAAGATTTATTCTGTAATACTATCCTTTATGATTTCATCTAATCCTACTATTGAAATAAGCATTGCTAAATTATCAGATAGTTTTTCTGCATGTTCCTTATATACACTTTCAAGAACTTCATTTGGATATTTACTATCCTCATTACTCTTGTTCTTTAATACTTCTTTCATCATGAAAGATGAAGTATGTAATTGCTCAATGATGTCGAACATTACATATAATTCTTGCTTTGTCATTGTGATTTGTTTTTATGATTATGAATGTAAATTACGATAAAAAAATAAAGGGTGGAAAAAATATCCACCCTTTTTATTACTGATTCTGATTAGTTTAGTTTCATGTCCTGCATGATTAACTGCATTACATCATTGTCTATTCTTCGACCAGTACCAGTATATTTAGATTCCATCCTTGCGTTATCTCTTTTCTGTACTGGCATGACGTGACTTGTGTAATGTGTAACACCAGAAAATAAACCCCACATGGTTTGACCCTTGCTATTCATTTCGGTAGCAATAGATTCCATGAGTTCGTTAGTTCTATTTAACTGATATGTACTAAACTTTTCTTCTGCTTCTGATTTATCCATTGTGATATCTACATCTGTAACTGCTCTCACTATTTTAGCAATAGATTTTCTTGCAGCAGGTTCTTCGGCAAATTTCAGATAGGTATCAAATAGATTTTGCTCTTGTTGGATAATCACACCAATATCTCGCAGGTATGAATCTACTTTACGCAACATACTATTGGTATGCTTAGCGGAGTTTTGTAACGTTCTACCTGCAAGGGCAAATGTATTTTTGCAGCAAATGGTAAAATTTACAGACCCCCATTTCAATGTGCAAGTACCATCGTGTCCGTTAATACCAGATATGAAACCTTTAACCTTGCTTCGGTTTTCGCCTATGTCTGTAATCATATTACCGCTTTCCAGTTGCAAGTACACTTTTGCACCACCATTAAATTCACCACCAGAATGTATCTTATATCCACCTTGTTGTGAAATACGGATAAGTAATTCTGCAAGTTCTGAATTCTGGTATGGCACATAAGAATCTTTGCAGGTCTGGAATACTTGTTGCGTATCGGTACGAACTATTGCATGGTATGGTGTTTCAATATCACCTTTCAGATAAAGCGGTTGCTTTTCTACACTCCACCGCAAACCATAGTTTTCTAATAATTCTGATACTGCTTGTGCATTAGCCATGTCATTGACCTGCAATCCATCGAATGCTGAACTGATAATGTTACTCATTGTTTTAGTTTGGTTGACCTATACACCATAAGGTTTTAATTAATACTAAGTTACTAAATTTTATTTGATAATATAACTCCCATTCTACAACCTAATTCAAGTAAATACTTTGCTTGTGTTGGCATGACATCACACCAGTTACCTTTATCTGGTATTGGTGTTGATACATAAATTGAATCAACTTTGATACAAAGTTCTTTTTCCATTTCTTGAATTGCTTGTTGCATTGCAACTGCTTGGTCATACGATATGTAAACCGTTTCGCAATCATTGTGTGTTATTTGCCCTTTCATATTTGATACCAGTTTTTATTGTGGTGTCTCCACATTTGTATCAATAGTTATTGTTTCTTCAACTCTGAACTTATCTTCTAATGCTTCTGCAATTACTTCATATACATCAGTCATATCCATTTCAAAATCTACTCTATCCAGAGTTACTCTATTATTGTAATCTAATGAAAACTCTGCTGAATCATGGTCTACTTGTACATAATCATCTACATGGAAACTATCACAGGTATCTGATATTACATCTAAGATTGCTTTGAGATTAGGTACTGATGATTCATCTGGTAACATCTTTACTTTTTCATCAATGTTAGATGCTAACTTTTTGAGTACACTAATCACATCATCTTTTGTGTAGATGCTTGGGAAAGAATCATTAATAGTTTGTACCATTTCGGTAACTGCTTGATTCATTACGATGTTTACTTGCTTTCTCATTGTGAATTGTATGGTTGACCTATACACCAAAAGGTTTTGATTATAAAAGTATTTGATAATTAAATTGATTTGTTTACATCTAAAACTGCCCTATCATCATTTTTCCAAAGCGAATTCCAATCAGCATCTGTTTCTGATATAGTATTAGCACAAACCTTTGCTAATTTTCTCATTACATCAGCAAGCATTTTTATATGCGGTTCTTCACTATGCTCATACTCATCTGCATACGCTTGCAATTCTGATTGAACAATAAATGTTCTGCCTTTGAATTTGCCGATAATTCTTGCCATTGTCATTGGAGTTTCTGATTTCATAATAATTGTATTTGATTTTGATTAATAAGTTTCTTTGTTAGTAGCAGGTACATAAGTTAAATTCATTTCTCTTGCAACGAACTTGCAATGTCTTGTAGTGGTTGCACTCCACTTACCTAATTCAATAAGTTCATTTGTTTCGCTATCTATTCTTGCAACAATTGTTTCGTATGATTGAACCCATAGGTCGCCATCATAGTCTTGACAAATGAATAGATTTGGTTTGCCTTTGAATTGTGATACATGTTCCATTTTGATTTGGTTTTGTTGTTAAAAAATTATTTTGATGAAATCATTTTCAATGCGAGTGCAACTATGTTTCTTGGTCTGTAACCCTTCTGCTTAATTATCAATTGAAGTGCTTGTTGAAATGTTAATTTTTTCATTGTATTTGTTTTGTTGTTAAAAAAAAAATTAGCGGAACGAAGCGGAATCGAACCGCTATCGGGTTTTTTTACTCCACCTTAGTACCTCCCGTTCCGTTTGCAAATGGTACATTTTACTGACTTACACTTGCGACCCTCTCATACCTACCTCCATAGTGCATTTCTCTTTTGTGTGGAACTGGCTGCCAATTCCTGCATTACTATATGAGTGTTATGGTTTCGTATATGGTACTTGTCTTTTTCAGGTTTACTACTTTGCCTTTACTCTATTCCATTTGTTTTGACTCACTTACTGGAGCATCATGGTTGCTATTTCGCTTAGTAGCATTTACCAGTATCGGTTAGATTCGTTTCAGTTCACCACATCTATGGAACGATTTACATCGCATTTAC